TGCGCGGCTGCGCGTTACCTGGTGCGTGTCGAGGATCATGCTCTCGACCTCGGTCCACCGCCGGCCGCGCACCACACCCTCAAGCGCGAGATCCTGAACTCGCTGCGCCGCCTCGAGCGGCAGGGAGCGTATCAGCCCGACCTGCTCGCGGACCATGGCGTCTATGACCGCAGCGACCGGGGCGCGACGCACCTCCGCGCCGAGCAATCGACTGATCCGGTTCGCGTGGCGTACCCACGTGCGTTCGTCGCGGCGCTGGGCATCCTGCAGCATGCGGCGCGCCGTGGCCTCGGCCCAGGGGCTGATAGTGTCCGCGTAGCGCTGGAGCGCCGCCGCGACCGTATGCGTCGAGGCGGCCGTCCCGTCGTAGACGCCGTTCACCAGGTCGCCGATGTGGCGCGCGATCTGCCTCAGGCGGGCGACGTATTCGCGCTCGGTGGCGCGGGTCGTGGCCCAGCTCAGGCGCTCGGCGCGGGTCTCGGCGACGCGGTCGAGGGCTAGCGCGCTCACGCGTTCCCCGAGACCTGGGCAGCCCGCACAATGGCGGCGTACTGCGGCGAAACCAGGACGATGCCCTCCTGAACGAACCACACGGCGTGGCTCCGGCAGTGCGGGCAGAGAAAACCACCGCAGTCTTCGCAGGTGAGGGCTGCCAACTCGCCGTATCGAATCAGCGGCAGTCGGTCGAATCGCGTCCCGCAAATCTGGCAGACGCAGGGCACGCTATTAGTCCCAGTAACTCTTGACCTCGGTGAACGGCGAACCGCACGCGAGGTCGGCGCGCGTCTTCAGCATCACCCGCAGGTGGTTCGCCGCGACTACCGGGTCGGCCGCCGACGCGCGCACCGTGCGCTCTATGTCGTCGAACGACGACTCGTGGAGCGCGACCAGGTCGTTGTACGCCTCGCATGCCGCTGTCGGCAGGGTCAACGACGCGAGCACCTCGCGAGAGCGCCAGTACTCGGTCTCGACCTGCGCGCGCCGGTCCGGCGGGAACCGGCGCATCTTGACCTCCAGTACCGCCATGCGGTCCAGGAAGTCGCCCGGGGTAAGCTCGACTGCGACTGTGATCGCCGGGCGCGGGTCGTACGGTCCGGCCGCGGCGTACCGGAGCACCGACGCGGCGACCTCAACGTGGTTGTCGCTCGTTATTCGACGCTCCAGTACGCGGTAGTCGCGACCCATGAATCGCGTCACGCGAGCGTAGGGGTAAGTCCGCCGCAGGCGCTGTTGACCCACCGGGAAGCCCGGGCCGTCGTCTATCGACGGGGTCAGCAGCGCCTTGGCACAGGGGAACTCAGCGGCGCAGAGGATCGACATTACGCCGCACTGCGGGCCGCAGACCAGCGCGGCGTGGGCGCACTCCGCGAGAAGCTGCGCGAGGGACCACGTCGGGTCGTTCACCACGACCTGCCAGCCGGCGTCGCGCAGCGCATTCGCCAGCATCAGCCAGAACGCCGGCTGGTCGTTCGGCCAGGACCCGGCCTCCGGTACGAGGATCGCGCGGCTGCCGTGGCGCGTCGTATCCGGCAGCGCCGGCTGCGCCATCGGCGCGTCGAGCGAGAGACCCATCATCGAGCGGTACATGTCCGCCTGACTCGGGAAACCAGGACGCACAGTCAGGTCGTCGAGCCGACCGCCGCGGAAGCATGGGTGGGCGTAGAAGACCTCGCCATCCGGCCGGTTGTCGTAGTCGCGCTGGAAGTCCAGGTTCGTCTCGGCCTCGGAGACCAGTGCGTCGTCGACCTCGAACTGCACGCCGAACATCTCGGCGATCGTCGCGTGGTGGCTCTTCACGACGAGGAGCGGGGGGTGCCCGTAGTGTTTCGCGTAGGCACCCGCGAGCGAGGCGACGAGGTACGCGTCGCCCGTGCCGCCGAGACAGACCAGGCGCGTCACAGCAGCGCCACTCCGACCTCGTGGCCCACGAAGCGAACGCCGGGCAGGTCCTTGACGTACCGCCAGACCTCGACCTCCGGGTAGCGTGCCCGCGGCAGCGCGTCGTGAAATGCGATCAGACCGCCAGGCCGCAGCAGCGGGCCGTAGGCGGCGTGGTCGCGCCGGACGTCCTCGTACGAGTGACCAGCGTCGACGAAGATGAACGAGTACGGCGCGTGCCCGCGGGCGAGCATCAGGGCCTCGGAGCTGCCGGTGTCGAGACCCGGCAACGGCGGCCTGAAGCCCACCAGACATGCGCGGTAGTCGATCGAGACGACGTGGCTGAAGTACGCCTGCCAGAGGGCGTGGCTCGTGTCGCACGGCCCCAGGCCGAGTTGGAGGGCCGTTCCCCCGATCAGGCATCGCCGGCCAATCTCCTCGGCGATACCGCAGAACTCTTCCCAGACCTGCTGTATGGCAGGCAGATATTCCGGCGTGCCATCTCGGCTGCGGTGGTCGTCGTGCCAGCCGTACCTCACGGGAGGGGAAAACTCCTGCGCACCGAGAACGTCGCGCTGCTGCCGCTTGAGGAGATGTCGTTCATCTGGTCCAGGTGCCCGGAGACCTCGACGATGATCGAGTACGGGCCTCCTCCGGGGTCCAGGTTCGTGATCGCACTGTAAAGAAAGTCCCGGACCGGCCCGGGGAGACCAGCCGCCGTCACCGCGGCGGTCGCGTCCGCCTTGGTTCGCTCGTGGAGGCTGATCTGGAAGCTCACGGCGTCGGAGTCGGCAGCTTCCCGACGATCGCCTGGCCCTCGGCCACGTTCGCGTTCGCCGCGTCCAGCACCGCCTGCAGCGCTGCGGGGTCGTTCGCGGCGATCGCGGCGGCCAGGTCGGTCGCCAGCTTGGCGTTCGCTGCGACGAGATTCGTGACGCCGGTCGTGATCGTGTCCAGCTCGCCCTTCATCTGGGCGTCGGCAGCAGCGATATCGGCGATTGTCGGCATGATCGTATGCTCCTGGTTCTGTTGCGTCTTGGAGACGATTGCGGCAATGTTCGCGACGGCGGCGAAGATCGCGTCGAGCTTCTGCTCTATGCGGACCCCTCGCCAGCGTGACCACTTCATTCCGCCGCCTCGGCCAGCTCAGGTACGGCGTAGAACAGGCGACACCAGTCCTCCTGCTCGACGCGGCCGGCGACCCTGGCGCACGCCAGCGGGGCGCGGAAGTGCTCGCACTCGCCGCAGTGGTGCGGACCGCGCGCGGGGTGCTCGAACTCGACGGAGGGCTTAGAGGTGAGAGCTTCGTTCTCCTCAAAGGAGGAGTCCCCCGAGAAACCGCCCTCGCCGTGGCTGAGCGCGTGGCTCATGATCCCGCCCGCGAGGTCGCGGTTTGAACCGGCAGGCTTCAGCGGGTCTCCCGCTTCTCCGCCCTCTTCCTCCGGTGGCGGGGGTGCTGGTGTGGCCGCGAGGTCGAGCCCGCGGTACTGGCTGTCCGGGTCCGCCGCGGCGGCCTTGCGCGCCTCCTCGGGGGTGATCACGCCGGCCGCGATATCGACCTCGCGCGTGTCGGCCCGGGTCTTCTGGAGCGCGGCCTTGGCTGCCTGGTCGAGCTGCCACAGATCGACGAAGTCAAACGTGATGTCCTCGTCGATCTCGTCCCACAGCGACAGCATGCAGAAGTGCACAACGGTGGTCAGCGGCTCGCGGAACAGCGCCTCCTGGAATGCGGCGATCCAGTCGTAGAACGAGCGAATCTCGCCCTCGCTCGACGCGTTCAGCCCGGCGGGCTGTATGCCCAACAGCTTAACGATCGGGATGCGCGCCACCGACGCCATGTGCTCCTGAGCCTGACCCTGCAGTGCGTCCAGGCCGGAGAGCGGCATGCTGACGTTCAGCCACTCCTCATCGGTACCCAGGACGATGGTGCCGGAGTTGTTCCGCACCATGTTCATGAAGTCGACGCGGCGGAAGAACTCGTCACCACCGGCGGACAGGCTCGCGCCCATCAGGTTCGGCGACTTGTAGACGTTCGCCGAATACTTCAGGACCGCGTCGGCGACCGCCTGACGTGTCCGCAGCCAGTTGTCGACGTACGGCTTGGCCATCTGCGTCATGCTCAGGCCGCCGAACGAGTACGCCGGCTTCAGCAGGTCCGGCACCGGGCGGCCGATAAACTGTAGCAACCGCGAGACGTGGACCTGGCTGGCCATGACGTACCAGTTGGTCGGCTTGTACCAGTCCGGCGCCAGCGGGTTATTTGCGTTGTAGTTCGTCGGGTAGCACCACACCGGCTCGATGGTTCTGACGCCGAGGAGCGGGTGCGCCCGGTTGACCTTCATCTTGCTGAGCTTGTTGCGCCCGTCGCCCAGTGGCGTCTTCAGCTCGGCCGGGTCCTTCTCCCAGTCGCCTGTATCCAGGAACAGGTGGCCGCGGCCGAACAGTCCGTCGTTGAGCGACGCGCCCTGGAACCCGGCGCGAATTGCCAGCGTTGTCATGAAGTCAGTTAGCTCGCGGATGCGCGAGGTACCGTCCTTCTCGCCGATCGAC